CGAACTATATCAGGTTTTGTGTAAAACTTGTCCAATGCATTTCGATGTAATCCGGTTGCGTTCATTTGTTATAATAACTTATTATAAAGTGATTATATCAATTTTATAATAACTTAGGATTTTTGAGGGACCACCGCTTTCTAAAATAGTGAGGGCAATCCGAATGGTTTACTCGCTTTCTTTTTTGGTCGTTTTTTTGCGGTTGTTCTCTTGGGTTTATCGATCGAACTCCTTCGGCTATCGCTTACGGAGTTCGGTCTCTCAACTTCGTCTTCGCTATCATCTGCGGGTTGCTTCACTTCAACATCAACTATCTTATTTTTCCGCTTATCTAATTCTCCGGGTGAATATTTCAAAAAGTATTTTTCGTATTCCTCGCTTCCGCGCTTTCCTCGTAATTCTTCAAATTTTTCGGATTTTTTCGCACGAATGCTTTCCATCGTTTCTTGGACACCCATACACTGAGATGTAAACCGTTTCAATACACCGGTTTGAGACAACCGATTCTTTTGTTCCAACTCAAATAAAAACTTAGCAGTGCATAAAATACGATCATTGTAGTAATAATCCGCACCCGCATACAAAAAGGCCAGGTAAAAACTCATAATCGTATCTATCGTCGCAACGTTAACATCTTGGTTATTAATTACAACCGTGTTGTAATTGTGGCACGCCATTGGTTTGTATATAAACGCCAATATATCGTCTTTATACCGTATTTCTATATGCTCCGGCACGATTTCACCGATTGCAGCGTGACGAATCTGTTTTACATGTGTAAATTTTGACTCGTGCAATCGTTCTTCTACGATCATTGCGGTCCTTTCAATATCTTCGGTTAATACATCAAAGTCGGGGATTTTCTTTATAAATTGCTGTTCTTTCTTGGGCATTTCCTTCGAATATAAACTTGCCGCATACCCTCCAAAAAAAACGACACCTAGATCAACAAACGTATCGCGAACAATTGTGTATAGTTTTTCACCATCTGTATCATTCTCGGCCATTTCGCGCTGAAATTCGATCGCAGAACAATCATATTCATTCTTTATTGGGTGATATTTATTTAACAAATTCAGACGTTTCAATACCTTTTCCCATCGTGACGTGTCGCCCGCCGGTCGGGATAATTCCAAATACATGCTCATCCGTAAAAAATTAGCAGGAACATATTTTATTCCAGCAACTGAAACACTATCTGCTAATAATGCATCGAATAATTCCTTGTGTATACTCGTTATATCAGCCATAGGGATAAAATTAACGAATACTTTATATGTCCCCTCGTGCACACCCGATTTTGCCTCTACATCCGTATAGCCTGCGGCGTAAAAAATATCGGTTAATTCTTTCGCGTCATGTAATGCATTCGCTGAAAAAAAATCGTAGTCTGGAATTTCATATTCGCGATTATAAAATTGGACCTGTTTTGGTAAAATATTATTTATCGCAGTTCCTCCGTAACACAACAATTTTTTTTTTGTTAAAAACTCCTCTACTATTTTAACCATCCCCTTAATCTCATCACTACTAGCAACTTTTTGTCCAAGAACCTTCTCGTTTTGGTCCACGGCATGACGTAGAACCGCGAGTTCACATTCTTGGAAATTCATTGCATTATTACATTCAGCTGGTCTAAATCTTCGCTTCACTGTTTTAGATTTTCGATAAACCATTTTGTAACTATTTTCCTATTATAATATAATAGGAAAATGTCTAAGGATGATGAACATTGTGGACGATAGCCGAAGAAGTTTGACTACGAATGTTCTCGACTATATGTGACTGCGCTCGATAATGGGACAAACGCGCTCTTGTGTTCTTTGAACATTTCTTCATATGCAGCTAAATTTGAGTCATTATTATAAAATGCTTGGGCAATTATTTGCGCACCATAATTTTCGATAAGATAGAACGTATTCGCATTTGTAACATTATTAAAAAAGCTGAGGCTTGGGAATACGATGCGCAATAGGTAAACAGATGGATCTGGCGGGTTAATCGGCTGGAATGTTAGACTATCTTCATCATACAACCGAACACTTTGACTATTGCTATTAATATTTACACAATCTGCTAAACTATAACACTGTGTATCCGTGTCCGCGCACGTGGCGTAATTATCATATCCAGGCGATGACGCGCGATCAACGATGATAATCGCTTTTCCGACCAACTCAGGTAATTGAGTGTCCAGTGTAACTGGAACTGCGATATTTGAATTATTCGCACCCGCCTGTGTATACAATTTGGGGGCCATAGTTGCACGTATAATTCTCGCAATTTGTGAATAAGCAGTCGACAAATACGTTTTAATGCGAAGCTGTATAAAGATTGGGTCCTTTTCATTGGGGCAAGTATCGGCAAAAGCATTCGACATGACTGTTGAAAGTGCCCCCGCCAAAGATACCGCCGGGGCATCCGACGTGAATGATTCAAATGACGATTTATTATTTGAATATGCCACGATAGGCACGCCGTCTTTCATATATACCTCAAAATCGAGGAATCGACATCCTCTAGATAATGCATATTTGATCATATTTAGATTCATATATCCACCCGTGTATGCAGTGTTAGATGATGCTTTAATGCAGTAGTTTCTCAATGAATTATCGATAGTTGGATCAAATGCGGCGTTAGATATACCCACACCAGAGTTTGTTTTTTCAACAACGCTTAATTGAGCGATTTGTTTTGAGTTTGGAGTATCTACGAATGCGGGTTCCGACATACCGGGTTTATTCCCCTTCATTTTAATAATCATATTATAGATAATATACACGGCGACTGCAGTAAAACCTAAAATTAAAACGTAGTCTATTAGACCGGCTATTAATATATTCATTGTATATAATGAATATATAAAGTAATTGCGTGAACAAAAATATAGACACTTATTATATAATTATTTATTCACAATGGCCGGCGGATTATTAAATATAGTTTCGGTTGGAAAGGCAAATCTTATATTAACCGGAAATCCGTCAAAAACATTTTTTAAGGTAACTTATTCGAAATATACAAATTTTGGTTTGCAAAAGTTTCGCTTGGATTTCGACGGTTTACGTGAACTTAGGTTAACTGAACCGTCTAAATACACATTCAAAATAAAGCGGTATGCCGATTTGTTAATGGATACCTATCTAGTTATAAATCTTCCGGATATATGGAGCCCAATTTGGGAACCTAGTGCCCAAACCGGCGATGCCTGGTCTCCGTATGATTTTAAATGGATCGATAATCTTGGTAGTCAAATCATACAAGACATTGAAATTGTGTGTGGAGCAAACACACTGCAGAAATATTCCGGTCAATACTTGAATGCGATGGTAAAGCGTGACTTCAATACACAAAAACTCGAATTATTTGATGCTATGACGGGAAATGTTCCTGCGCTAAACGACCCGGCAAACGATCCCGAACGTATAAGTGCATATCCGTTCAAACCAAATGCTTACCCATCTGCGAAATATACTTCAAATCAGTCTGGCGCAGAACCATCTATACGCGGTAGATCATTGTATATACCATTAAATGCGTGGTTTACATTAGACAGTCGATGTGCATTTCCATTGATTGCTCTCCAATACCAAGAATTAATTATTAATGTAACTTTGCGCCCGATAGCAGATTTGTTCCAGGTCCGAGACGTGTTTAATCCTACCGATGGGTTTCCCTACATAAAAATACGGGCAGGGGAAAATCAATTCCAAATGTATCGATTTTTACAAACCCCTCCGTCAACTGATTTATCAACTACAAATTATAGTGATACGACAAGTAGTTGGAATGCGGACGTGCATTTGTTATCAACATATTGTTTTTTATCCGAGGAAGAACAGTCATTATTCGCGGCACAAGACCAGGTTTATTTAGTCAAAGAAATCTACGAGTATGATTTTTTGAATGTAGTCGGATCGAATCGCGTGAAATTGCAATCCGCGTCGGGAATGGTCGCAGATTGGATGTGGTATTTCCAGAGAAATGACGCTTTTATTCGAAATGAATGGACCAATTATACAAATTGGCCATATAAGACGATTCCATCCAATGTCGTATTAGACACATCCAGCAATCTATACATTTCTGGCGATTACAGTTCAGCAAACAATCGACCAATCATGGAAACATTTGGTATATTATTTGGCGGTGATTATAGAGAAATCTCTATGCCTCGTGGGATATACGATTATGTTGAAAAATACACGCGAACACAAGGATTCGCGAAAGAGGGCCTTTATTGTTATAATTTTTGTTTAAACACGAGTCCATATGATTATCAGCCGTCAGGTGCAGTAAATACAAGTCGATTCAAAACGGTTGAATTTGAATTCACAACGTATACGCCACCCATTGATATAAGCGGGTCAACTGTGAATATTCAGTGCGACCCGAATGGTGTCCCCGTTTCAGTATCGTCCAAGCCCGCGTGGGCATTATACGTATACAATTATAATTTGCATGTATTTGAAGAACGATATAATGTATTATCATTTGTTGGTGGAAACTGCGCATTGATGTATGCGCGGTAATAATTTAACTCAAACTCTGTAGTTCAGTCGAAGCACTCTCGTAGGAGTTAATATTTAGTATGTTGTTTGGACTTTATTTATCGTGTTAAATATCATATTCTATTATATACACATTATACAATATAATATGGGAAAATGGAATAAGAATTGGGACAATAAATGCGATAATGATGAAGATATAACAGACGATCCCGAAATAAATGAGTTAAAGAAAAAGATGCGAAAAAAATGTAAGATCCGTCGTGATAATCCAAAACAGATTGTCGAATTTGAAGATATATATGAACGCCCTCAACCGTCCAACACAAGAGAAGGATTCTCTGCTACAGAAGACGCAAAAGTAGATCCCCCAAAAATAAAGGCGGCCTTAGGCAATTTGTCCAAGCAAGCAGAAGGCGTTGGTCAAGGAACCGCATCCGCGATCAACAAATTAAGTGCGGAACTATCAAATACGTTCGATAGTTTGAATGATCTTGGAGATTTAAATTT